ATTGATGTAGTTCTCTGTGATCTCATCAAGCCAATCTGAAACAATACGAACCTTTTGACCTACATCGTTATTTTTCAAATACTTTTCTACGTCAATATCCTGTGACTTTACTAGTCTAGCTTTACGCTCAACGTCTAGTTGTACTGCTACTAATTCTAAGTTTGTAGTCATCTTATGTGCCTCGCTGCTTCAATGATCCGTTCCTGTGCTTGTCTTAAACGTGATCTGTCATTATCAGTTAATTTAACTCCGTTAGCTAGATTACTTGCAGCTACAGATACCAGTACGGACTCAAACTCAATAACCCTAAGTAAGTCTGTTGCGTAAAAAGCATTTTTAACTTTAGGCTTGTGATGAGATAACTTATCGTTAGGTGGAAATAACTCCCCGATGTCCATTCCGATAGCACCGACTATTTCCTGTACAGAACAACCACCAAAGCATTTCAAAAGGATACGACCATCTTCTGTTTCTCTTATCGCTAAAGAAGGACTACGATCCTCATGGCTAGGACAGCAAGCAGTCCACCTACCTCTACCGCCTTTTACTTTCGTTAGACGATTGAGTAAGTTTTCTATGCTCATTTAGCACCTCTCAACCAACCGTCAAATCCTTGTTTATTTATTACGTTAAGAGTATTAGGTTTTGGTTCGTAGATATCACTCCAGTTATTAGCAATACTTTTATTTATCGCTGCTATTGGATCATGTCCGTTATCTTTAATCTTTTGTAAATTAGCTAACATTAGTTGTTTAGCTCTATCTGTCATTGGTTTCTTGATAAATTTCCTTAAATCAACAAAATCATTCCAGATATTCTCTGGTAACCATTCAGGCAGCTCTAACGTAATAGACTTAGACTTCTTTGTCTTTGTCTCTCTCTCTGTCTCTGTCTCTGTCTCTGGTATAGCAACCTGCAAGCACTCTGCTAGCACTCCGCTATCATCAACAAAGAATCCTTTAGAAATCAATGGATTGAGTCCATCATTAACTTCTTTTTCAGTCATTCGTAGCCTAAATGCTAATTCAATAACATTAGCGTTAAATTCGCCTGTTTTAGACTCTGATGCTAGCAGCCAGAGTAATGGTGCTATCGCCTTGCTAGCAATTGGCAAGCACATAAAATCACGATCATTTAACAGATCACGATGTAATTTAATCCAGGGAGGGTTACGGTCTTTGTAATGCTGGCATTTAGACCAGTTTTTTGGACGTAGAATCATACTTTGCCTTTCTCATGAGGTAATCAGCCTCGGCATCTCACAAATAGGGGGGAACAGGCAGGACGGTGAGAGATCGTCTTTTCGGTAGCAAGCCTAGCCATTCCCATAGAACTATAAACCTTTATTTCTAATCCTGCAAGTCTTACAAATATCACTATTCTTGAACTGGATTATCGACCGACTACGTTTGCAAGCCGGACATAACCTCGTTGAGAACTGATAAGTCGTTTCCTGTTTCTTCTTTTGCTCCATTGCTTAATCCTATGTGGCAGAAGTCTCGTAAAACCTGACCTCTTGGTGAAACTTTTGGTAAAAAATACTTGCTCGATAATGGCGTAAACGGCTTAGGCTCTCTTGGTTTAACGTACTCCACACCTTCTATCTTGATACCCTGTTTGAGCTTGCCAGAAGGGCTATAGGAGCCTTTAAACTCCTTCAGCAACCCTTCCCTTACCAGTTCATCAAACTCGCACCTGAGATTCGCTAAAGTGGGAGCGTTCATCATTCCGTAAGCCTCGACAAACTGCTCAGGACTTAGCGGATGATTCTTGAGGAAATTCATGCAAATTTTATATCTCTTAGTGCCTTCTTTCGGCAGCTCTTGAAACATATCACTCATCTTTATCCTCTACCTGACGCTTACGCCACAATGACTCTGACTTAGCCATCTGTTCCTTGAATTTCCTTGTGTTCTCACGTATCTCGTCTAAACGATCTTCACGCTCGTTATATTCACGCTCAAATTCTTTAAACCATACTGGATCTCTCATCTCCATCTCCTATAACATTAATAAAATAGTAACTGCCACACCTAGTGATACAGCTACCAACACACCTACCACCAACCCTGTAACTGCTAATCCTATTAATTTATTCATCGTTTCCTCCAATGAACGGATAGCTTGCCATACTTTTGATGTTTCTGCTTATAAATTATTCCTATTGATTTCCATGTTTCTATTAATAAATAGTTGTTGACCATGTTTACAAACGTAACTATGATTCGTACATCAACTAAACAACGAGGGAGAACAAAATGATCGTAGCCGGCAAAACAACTTTCCAAGTTATTTTTATGCAATCAGGTGATCAATGGATTGAGGGTTCTTTTGACAATATCCATGATGCTAAAAAATGCGTTTCTCATTTGGAAGAAGAAAATGAAAACAATACTTGGGCTGATGGTATTCTTCTTAAAGAAGTCACGCAAAATGGTGATGTCATTTCTTCTGAATATTTTGATTTGTCATGATTCAGTACGGCATCCTTGATGATGAAAACGTGGTTGTGCGGTGGGTTTGGTATAAACCAGACTACCCGCACGTTACCCGCAAAATTATTCGCAAACGCAAACCAAAGATAGATTTATATAAATTTGAAGTTGCGCCATATTAAAAGGGGAAACAAATGGACTTAACAATATACAAGCAAATGCCTGATCTGCCAAATATAGATATTGATTTCCTTAACGACTTGGACGATACGCTGCTAGGCAGACCTGCTGAAGATTACGAATCTGAAGAAAAAATGCAAATAGAGCTTGATCGTATTGATAACGATATGGATCTGTGGGATTCTGAAAGAATTGCTGAATTCGAGCGAGCTATGGATTACAAATCTAAATGTGGGGTGTGGCCATGATAGACAAATGGATGATGGCAGAAATGACTTATGTTCTGCGCCTAATGGTAGATAAGCTAGAACGTAGAGAGTTATCAGATAGTGAACGAGAAGTGTTAATGATGGCTTATCGAGCATTGACATTACCACCGCAAGAAGTACATGAGATTGCTAACGAAATGGAGAATGACGAATGATTAAATGGTTAGATCAACACCAAATGGTTATAATTGGAATCCTTTTTATGCTATGGTTGCTAGTGTCGAGCTATGAATGAAAAATCAATTCTTAACCCTAAATTCAAATATACGTCAGCTACTAAGACTGATATTAAAAAGACTTTTAAACGCATACGAGAGGAGCAAGCAAAGGCTAAACAGGATCAAGATGTACCGAAAATTCAATGTATCAATGAGAAGCTCGTTAAGATTAAGTAAATTCAGGAGATAAATGATGGAAGATTTTAAAGTTTACGCTAAGTTACAAAAGTGCCGTGTAGAACTACAAAACATGGAGCTAAAGAAGTCAGGACATAATAAATTTGCCGGATACCGCTACTTCGAGCTAGGTGACTTCCTGCCAGCCGTTAATACGCTATTTGACGTATATGGACTTGCCTATTCACTACAGTTTGATCGTGAGATGGCTACTATGTTTATCATTGACGTAGATACAGGAAGCTCAATTAAGTTTACCTGCCCTATGGAGCAAGCTATCCTAAAAGGCTGTATGCCTGTACAGAATCTAGGCGCATCAATAACCTATATTACTCGTTATCTTTTAGTTATGGCTTTAGCAATATCCGAGCATGACGCTGTGGACGCTTCAGAGCCGTTAAAAGATAAAAAGACTATATCTGCTACAGACGGTGCTAAAGATGCCTTAGACGCTCGTTTAGCCGCCTTAGTGGACAAGTTATCGAATCATATTCAGGCGCAGTTTGATGCAGGTAATGAATGGGCTGCATTTGAGGCTTGGGATTTACGAGATAAGACTACTTATGACGCTGATGCATCAACGGCAGTATGGGGGCAATTAAGCAGTAAATGTCGCAGTACATTAAAGACAATGAATCAAGAAGCTAAAGGATAAATAAATGGCATATGAAGCGAAACCAGGTACATTTTCCCTGTTTAAAAATGACAAGAAAGAATCAGACAAACATCCCGATTACAGAGGCGATGGGAAGGACGCAGACGGTAATGCGATCTGGGTTAGTGCTTGGTTAAAAGAAGGCAAGTCAGGCAAGTTTATGAGCTGCTCGTTTAAGTTGAAGGACGAGCAAACCAAGCCAAAAGCAGAGAAGTTTATTGATGACGATTTAGACACAGTCCCATTTTGATCTACGAGGAAAAGCGGATGCTGACCAGTTAGCTGAAATGCAAAGGCAGTGCAGCGAGTACCTCACCAACAGCCCAGCTAGAGGTGGCATATAACACTAGCAGCAGGGGCTATTCGTCTCCTTCGGAACACTCTCGGTAGTGACCCTGCACTTACAAAGGAAAAAAATGAAACTGTTAGATTATTTACAAAAGACTTATGACGTTAAGAATGACCGTCAGCTTGCAATAAAACTAGGATTTAGCACACCTACGCTATCTAAGATTCGCACAGGAAAGTATCCAGTTAGCGCAGATATTATTATTGCTATCCATGAAACATTCAAGATGTCAATTAAAGACATAAAGGCTTTGCTATGAGAATGGCGTTTTTACTAGGTATTAGTATGATCGTGCTAGGTATTACGTTAGCAGTACAAGACAAACTAGAACGTGAGTACGAACGTGGTTATGCAGATGGGATGCACTCGTTAAGCACTAGACAAGTAGATAACCTGTGCATGAAATGGTGGTTTAACTCAGACTTAAAAGCAGCTAAAAAGAGAGCGTGTGCAAAATGACTGACAGGGAACTATTACAGCAAGCGTTAGATGTTTTAGAAGATGTTTTTGAAGTTAATGATTGGACTACATATAATAAAACAATAGAAGCAATACGCACAAGACTAGCGCAGCTTGAACCTGAACCTATGGCATGGCTTTGCTGGGAAGATAAAAAAAACAATTTGTTGGCTGATACAGTTTTGTCTGATAAAGCCTGCACAGAATGTTTCCCTGTTTACACAGTACCACCACAGCGCGAATGGGTAGGGCTGACTGATGAAGAGTATGAAGAAATGGCAGAGCAATATGTAACTAACTGCTATTTTGATACATTGGAATACGCAAAAGCCATCGAAGCAAAGCTAAAGGAGAAGAACACATGACAATGCACACTTACCCGCTAAACGATTTGCGCGAACATGAAACTGATAAAGGTGCATTTTGCTGGTGCAGACCGGAGTACGACGAGGAGTATGACTTGTACGTACATAGAAGCATGGATGGGCGCGAAGAATACGAAGAAGGAAGGAAGCCGACATGAATGAACGAATTAAAGAACTTTGGGTGCAGGCTGCTGAAAAAACTCAATGTGATTCTTGGGAAGAACAAACAAAGTTTATTGAGCGGTTTGCCGAGTTGATTGTGCTGGAATGTATGCGTATGTGTGAGGTTACAGAGATGAGTTTTGTGACTCATGATTGTGATGTTGAGGCATCGGGGGCAATTACTGTTAGAAAATTTATTGCTGAACATTTTGAAGTTGGGGATATACCCGCGCCATAACAACAAAGCTAAAAGAGAAAAACACATGAAAACTATTGAAGAAATCTACAAAGAAGAAAAGAAAACAGTTAGAGACTTAAACGAGATTATCTGGCATCTACGCATGGAGATTAAGCGTCTGCATGAAGTAATCAATGAGTCTAAACACTGATAACTTGACCTCTGAAATATACCAATCCTTCTTCCTCGCTAATAACCTCACATAATTCTGGAGGCATCAATCGACCTTCATGGAATGTGAGAACAGCAAATCCGCTTCTATGGTTAACTGGTGAATCTTCCCCATACGTGAAGGCATCAGCATTTACTGGAGATAGAGTCCCTGTATCTATGCCGTATCTAGTTCTCAATGAGCTGAAATCTGTCCACGGAGTTACCTTTAATGAGTGCAAGTGACCTGTGCAAAAATTTATACCTGATTTCAAAATATTGTTATGGATAGCGTGTAATCCGTTATGCCATCTATGTTTAATCATAGTGTGATCGTTAACCATTAATGACATTGAGAATCGCCATAGCGGGAAATGCTCTGTCAGATTCATCCCCATCACGCCCTTAAATGTATCGCCTACCTGCTGCTGAATACGAGCGTTAAAGCGTAAATCGTGATTACCCCAACACCAATGCAAATGCGCTCCTTTAGCAGCCTTCTGAATCTCCTCTAGCCTATCCTGACACGCTTCTAGCTCCTGTTTAACGCTAGGTAGTGGTTGCCACGTACCAGCCGCAGGATGACGAGAGATTGACGCACCATCAAAAGCATCTCCGTTAATGACCACAATCTTAGGTTTTAGTTCTTTGGTAAGTTTTACGAAAGCCTTGTGAGCAGTAGATATTAGATCAGGCCAATAATGGCAATCAGAAGCCACCATAATCACGCCAGAGTCGATTTCTGTGATTGCCCTTATTCCGTTATCAGGATAGAAGATTTTAGCGTCTGGACTGTTTTTAGCGGCTGCTACGAGCTTTATACCGTTTCTTTCCTCAATGCGCTTTCTTCTTGCCTGTACGTTTCTTTCGGAAATATTAAGTGCTTTAGACATAGCTGCAATGCTTGGCAACCTACCCCACATCTCAATAAATTCTTCTTCAGTGAAATTAGATTTCATAAGTCCTCAAGATACGTAGCGCACGAACTCACCACACCATTCATCGGCAGCAGTTAGTGCAAAGGAGAAGGAAACGCCACCATTATCTTCAGGTAGCACAGTAGGGGGGAATCTGTGACATTCGCCTAAACTTGCTTCTTTATCTGGTTTAAAGAAAGCACACGTTCGGCACATAGGCATACAATCGTCAGGAATCTTAGAGGCACTTCCTTTTTTCGACATCTAGCAAACCTTTTTCTAGTTCTTCAATACGATACTGTTGGTACTGAATTACTCTGTTAAGTTCGTTATAAAGCGCACGAGTATTATTTACTTCTTCTTTCGATAACAATAGATTGCCATTATCATCTAAAGTTGCTGCCGTTGCAACACTAGCAATTAAAAATATAGCAATCCATCGCATAATTAACTCCTGTAAGTAGCTCGTTCGTGTTCTCTACGTCTTACTAAGCCTCTAAACTCTTTACCTGCTGCAAAGCGATACAACATAAAAGCATCTGCTGCACCATCAAAATCACCTCGATTGTGTCGCATACGGATACTAGACTTCTGTAACGCTCCTAGCCCTGCGTTAAAAGCAAAGCTGACCAAAGCGTCAAACCGACCTTGAGTAAGATGATTAGGGCAAAGACGTAATACGCCTCGCTCAAAACGTGATAGATCCTCCTGCAATATCTTATCCACTTCGGCATCTGTAAGAGTCCTCATCCATTCAATAGGGCATGGCAATTTACCTGCTGCCTTTGCTGCTTTACGTTGGTCTATCGTCATCTTTTGCTGCTCAATTGGTGCGATTAAATGTCCCACACCAGTTGTCCACAGCAACACTACGTCAAGGTAAGGCTTTTTTCGTACACCTTCGTGGTGAGCCATTACCTCTCTGGCTTTTGGTGACATGTTCATTTTAATTTACATTTATCAAAGTGATAACGCCTCATATTTCCACCACCACCAGATTTATTGCAATGTGGGCAAACAACTATTTCTCTTTTGCCTTTACATGATTCACTATGTTTTTTAGAAAAATTAGGATTAGACAATCTTTTTTTAGAGCCAACTATATATTTTTCTGGATTACGCTTTGTACCAGTAGAACCATTAGCGTGAGGAGCTAAGTTATATAGCCAATTAGAACCCCATGCTGCTTTTAAAAGAGCAGTTTCAAATGATCTTGCTTCATCAATGGTATCTACTTTTGCAATAATCTGAAAATCAAAGTCATTTACATTTTTTCCTTTTAATGAAGAAATCATGCTTTTATGACCGCATTTAATATGTGACCTATGATGAATAATTCGTCTTTCTACATTTGAACTGCTACCAATGTAGATTTTATTTTCAACTTTGTTTATTACTGCATATACGCCTATTGTCATTTTTTAAACGCCTGTGCGCCAAAATGGAAGGCAACGATTGAACTCCAGATAATCTGAGTTTCATCATCCCATAACGCATTTAAAGCTGTTTCAAAAGATACGCCAGTATGTATAGCATAGTAAAAGCCAAATACATCAACAAACACTAATAATGCAAACATTCCGAAAGTGATAGCAGGTCTTACCATCGCACGAGCATTAATTACCCACTGAGACGCACCTTTGCCAATCTCTATGTCATGAGCATATAAAGCCTGACGTTCTTGCACGTTAGCTTCAATCTGTAAATGCTGTGTATGGATTTCTTCAATACGTTCCTGAGCCTGAAACCCTGCTGCTTGCGCTCTAAATTGCTGATCTAACTGCATCTGAGCTAACTGTAGTTCGTGTTTCTTATCCTGTCTATCCTGAAAGAAATCTAATAGCTTAGGTAAACCACCAGTTAAAAACGAAATTATCGTAGAAAATAAAGTAATCATTAATCCCTCCAGTGAAACATACTATAAATAAAATACAAGATAGCCGTAGCACACGCTGTACCTACTACAGCAGCAATAATGTTCTGAACTAACTGAATCCTCTCTGCTCGCCTTCTAGCCACCTCTCTGAGCCTCATACGCTCTATACGAGCTTCTTCCTCAGCTTCTTCTCTAGCAGCAGCTACGATAGCGTCCCTACGAGCGCACATCTCCTCGTATAAACCTGTTTCACCTGAGTTATTGTAGATTAGCATTTCACGTAGCTCGACCTCTAGTCTGTACAGCTTACGTGATGCAAAGGTAGCATCTAGTGCTTGTTTGGTTGCTTGCGATAGCGTTATATTCGGATTCTTTTTGGCTACCGTATCAACAACAGCAACAGACTTAATTTCTGCTTGTTTTTCAAAGAATGTACCAATATCGTGATAGCACTCTTGTATCTCTTTTCCTAGTGCGATGGCTCTCTTGACTCCAGCAACAGCAGCCTCCGCAGCAGCAAAGGCAACCGCCACTTCGATCATTTTGGTATCTGTCCGTTAGAACCTAGCCACATTAATAAGAATAAAGCACCTGCACCAACTATCCAGAATATCTTCTTAACTACAGACTTACCGACTTCCTCGTAAATCTTCTTAAATGCTACCTCAGCAGCACGTTCAGCTATTTTCTCAATTTGAGCGTCAGATAAGTTGATGTCAGACATTATTCTCTACCCATAAACAAGTTTCTTCATCTAACGCATAATCTCCTTCCGGCTTAGGAGGAATGAAAGCGTCGCGTTCTCTATCGTATGTAAAACCGATACCTGCATAATTCTTACGTAGTGGACGACCCTCTGGATGCTGACCACCGTGTGTATTGTAGCTCGTCTGTACCCACTCACCAGGAGATGAATCTACAAACGTATCAAAGAACTCTGGTTCAGCAACGATAACCTGAGTAACAATTCCGTTAAGTATTTTTGCGAAATGCGCCATAGTTAAGCCGTATATGATCCAGATGATGTAAATGTAATTACCGTATTATCACCAACAACAGTTACAGTCGGAGAGCCAGTAGTCGTACCAGAGTAAGCGATAGTAGGGATTGATAAGATTACAACTCCAGAACCACCGTTACCACCTGCGTAAGAACTGCCTGAAGCCGCAGCAGCAGCCCCGCCTCCACCTGATCCTGTGTTAGCCGTAGCAGCAGAGCCAATAGCACCGTAAACACCGCCATTACCACCACCGCCTTGACCTGTGCCTCCAGTAACACCAGCTCCAGCTCCACCACCGCCAGCTCTAGTTACTGCCGATCCATTAATAGAAGAAGAAGTACCAAGACCACCATTGCCGCCTGTGCCGGATGAGCCAGCCGCACCAACACCAGCAGAGCCACCACCTCCACCGCCTGATTGAGCAGTGCTACCTGCCGCATAAACAGTGCCTTTACCACCGGCATATCCTTGACCAGCAGTACCTGCCGCACCATTTGTATTAGCGTCAGCCCCACCACCGCCTGAGCCGCCTGTAGTTGGTGCAGTGGAATACGACCCGCCTCCACCGCCTCCTATTGCGGTTAAAGCTAAACCTGTTGAGTTTGATCCTACCGTACCTACACCAGTTAATGATGCAACACCGCCAGCCCCGCCAGCACCAACTACAAAAGAATAGGTAGTGCCACCAGTTAATACAAAACTTCCAGATAGATAGCCGCCCGCACCCCCGCCCCCTGCTGACGTTGCGTTAGGGGCAGCACCACCTCCACCAGCCCCACCTGCAATAATTAAGTAGGAAGCAGTATAAGTTTTAGCAGAGTTAAATTGCCACCAACCAGTTCCATCGTAATACTCTGGATAACCTAACGTAGTGTTAAATCCCATCTGTCCAGTAGCAGGACTCGCAGGACGAGTAGCTGTAGTCCACGATGCGTTAGTAAATCCGTTTGTGCCGTCAATAATAGCCGTCATTTATTCATCCGATGAAAGTGGAGTATTGCCTAACTCAACCCAAGCCTTAAACTCTGGATAATCTTCTGTACAAGTTAAACGACATAAACCATCGTCATCTATACGAGCATAGATTGTTTGACCATCAATAACTGAATGAATTTTAAATATCATAGTTCAGCACTCCAACCTAAATATGCAGTTGTAGAAGCAAAACGACCAATACACGCCTGTCCTGCGGTTAAACCAGAAGCAACAGTAAAAGCATTTTCTCCCATTATAGAGCTTGATGACGAAAAAGTAGGAACTGCGCTACAAGTTATAGTGGTAGCGCCAGAAGTTAAAAGACTATAATCTGCTGCCGTTCCACTTTGTTCTAATGCAGTTGGTCTTGTTCGCATTGCTACTACAAAAGGAGTAATAATATACGCGGTCGTTGTATTGATATTTAAACCGTTTCCAAACCTA